ATTTTATAAATTTAGATTTGACTTATGTCAAATTAATTTATAGAAAGGTTGTCGGAGGTACTATGAGTAAACTAAATATAGATAACCAGAAGATCTCCGAACTTAGTAAAATGTGTTCCGAGTTACGATCAATTCAAAATGAAATTGACGAACTTGAGAAACAAGTTGAGATAAAGAAAAAAGCTGAAAGACGAATTGCTACTGAAGTAATACCTGCGATGTTGTCAGAAGCTGGTGTTTCTGAACTCAAACTAAGTGACGGATCTTCTGTAAGACTTAAGACAAATTATTTTTCACGCATTCCAAAAGATCGTGTAGATGAAGCGATGAATTGGCTTCGTGAAAATAATTTTGCGGATCTGATCCGAAGTGAGCTCTCTTTTCCTTTTACAAAAGGTCAAGACGAACTTGCCCAGTCTCTAGAAAACTTTATTAAAACTAATAAACAATTTAGAGATCTAATTCTAAACAAAAAAGAAACAGTTAATCCTATGCAGTTGAAAGCTTTTATCAAAGAGCAAACTCAACTTGGGAAAGATGTTCCTGATGATTTGTTTGGAATTTATGTGGAAACAACAACTGAAATAAAAACACCGGAGATACAATGAAACAACAAGTCGTAAAAAAAGAAAACAAGCTTCCTTCATTAATGAATGAAAAGGAACTTGAAAGTTTGTTAAACAAATCGTTTGACAATATAGATAGCACTACAGTGACAATGCCATTCTTTAGAATAGTGGCTTTGCAATCACCTGTACTGCAGCCTGGTAACCCTGCTTATAAAGCAGATGCGAAACCAGGAATGATATACAACACTGTCCAAGATGAATTTTATGATGGACAAAAGGGTATATTGGTAATCCCATCTTTACTACAAATGTGGGATTTAGAATGGGAAGACAGAGGACAATCTAATAGACCTGTGGCAAGACATAGTCCTAGAGATAATATCTTGGCACAAGCTGTAAAAGATGAAATGGGTAAGAATAGATTACCATCAGGTAATTATGTTGAAACTACTGCTCATCATTACGTTACTAGATTGGACGACAATATGAACCCAGTTGAGTCTGGACTTATTACAATGTCTAGAACTCAATTGAAAAAATCTTCTAAATGGAATGCTGGTATACTTATGAAATACCATACATTTGATAGTGGTAAGAAGATCCAATTGTCTAATCATGCACAAGTTTACCGAATAACAACTGCACTAGAAAAAAATAGTAAAGGCAACTGGTACGGTTGGGTAATAAACTTCGAAGGTTTAGCAAACTCAAACGCAAGTGTAGAGTCTCAGAAATTAAGAGATTCTATGATCGCTGAAAAGCGCGAGTTGAACCTAGAAGGGCTTGCAGAAAATGAAACGGTAGTAAACGGTGTAACAACCGCTGACTCGCAAGGTAATGAAAAAACTCCGTTTTAATTATGTACGCAAGTCGGTTTCTTGATATCTTTGATTGTCAAAGAGAGAATTATTACACTTTTGTTGAGGAGGGTAAGCGAGAGCGAGACTCCAAGACAGAAGGTAAATATGATCGTTATGAAGAAACCGTCACCGCTGAGATAATCGAGAAACATCTCAATGGTGTTATATCTGTGGGTCTTGTCCCTACTCGAAGGGATGGGACCTGCAGTTGGGGTGTGATTGATGTTGATGGTGCAATCTATCACAAAGATCCAGTTCCTGTTTTAAAAAAGATTAGAGAAAAAGGTTATCCATTAGTTCCTTATCGATCAAAAACTTCTGGTCTACATTTATATTTACATATCAAAGGTAATGTCTCAGCAGCAGACATGCGTAAGAAGATACACGCGTTAGCCGCGGACTTAGGATTTGGTGGAACGTTAGCAGATAAATTTCCAAACGAAGATAAAATTACAATTAAAAAAGATGGAGAGTGGGGAGTAGGTAAATGTGTTAACATGCCTTATCATGGGGGCAACAAAGGTTATTGCACAAGATATTGTTTGACAGATAAAGGAGAAGCAATACCAATTGAAAAGTTTTTTGACTATGTAGAAAAATTTAAAATCACACCAAAACAATTTGATGATTTAAAAATACAAACAGATACAACAATAGATGAAGGTCCTGAACCCTTATGGAATGAGTATCCACCATGTACACAAGCTTTTATAAAAAACAAAGTATCTGAAGGTCAAAGAAATAATGCGTTGTTTAATCTTGCAGTCCTTGCTCATTTAAAGAATCCAGAAAAATTAAAAACAGAATTATATGAGAGAAACAAAACTTGTATGAGTCCACCAATTACAAAAGATACAGAATTAGATGCAATCGTAGATCAAATTGTTGAGAAAGAATATTTTTACCAATGCGAAACTCCTATAGCTAAACAATATTGTAACAAAGAAGCATGTAGGAAAAGAAAGTTTGGTATTGGTCCAAATCAATATATACCAACGATTGATAGTTTTTTTAAACACAACACTTCACCACCTTATTATGTATTAACTTTAGAAGGTAAACAAATACAATTATTAGGAAAACAAATAGTGCAACAGCAATTACTTAAAGAAGAATTATTTGATCAAGCAGATATTGTTTGGCAAAATTTAAATAAGAGAGATTGGAATATGTTTTTAGTTAGTCTTAAAGCCATGCAAAAAGAAGTAGATGATATGAAGCCTGGAGATGATGAAAAAGAAGACTTTAGTTATTACACAAGAATGTTCATTGCAGAAACAGAACCAGGAGATGATATGTCCCAATTACAAGCTGGATATATATTTAAAGATGATGAGTTTGTTTATTTTAACTTACATACTTTTAAAGATTTCTTGAACAAGAAAAAAGGTAAGAAGAGTAATCAAGAGGTTATTAGATACTTAAAAAATGGTAATGCAACTTCTACCACTAAAGCTAATCATAGAGTTTGGCAAATTAAACTTCCAGAAAAGATAGATATTAAACCCAAGAAAGTAGATTTTAAATCTAAAAGAAATAATGAAGAAACTCCATTCTAAAACTATAAAAATATTTGGACCACCGGGTACAGGTAAAACAACAAAGCTGTTAGGCAGGGTTGAAAAATATTTAGAAAGAGGAGTTAAACCAAATGAAGTTGCTTATTTTTCTTTTACACGTAAGGCAGTTAAAGAAGCTGTTGAAAGATTTAAATTTAAGTTTCCATTTATAAAAGATGAAGATCTTAATAACGTAAGAACCATTCATAGTTTTTGCAGACAAAGCTTTAAAGAAATACCTGTTATGGATGATGATGGGGATATGCGAGAGTTTGAAGGGGGTATGGGTAATATTAGTTTAGAGTATGATGATAGTTATAGCGACATTAGAATAAGAAAAAATTGGCCGCTTAGAATTTATGATAAAGCAAGAAACATGATGATTGATCCTATTCTTGCTTACAGGAGAGAAAGAGTAAAAAAAGTAAGTTTAGATAAATATATTAACACAATTAAATCCTACGAAGAATTTAAACAACAACACCGAGTTGATTTTACAGATATGATTGAAAGATATATTGAGGTTGCAACACCCCCTAATTTTAAATTATTAATTATTGATGAAGCACAAGATCTCACACCATTACAATGGAAGTTTGTCTATAAACTAGCAGAAGCAGCAGAACGAGTTTATGTTGCAGGAGATGATGACCAAGCAATTTATGAATGGAACGGGGCTTTAGTTAGAATATTTCAAGAGTTCCCAGGTCGCAAAGTTGTTTTAAAATACTCTCATAGATTAAATAAACAAATACATTCTTTTGCAAAACTAATACGTAGTAAAATTAAAAACACAGAAGAAAAAGAATTTAACTGTGGTTTAGGAGAAGGGAATGTAATGTTGTTTAAAAAGTTTCAAGAAATACCTTTTCATGCTTTTACCGGTAAATGGTACATTTTAGCTAGAATAAGAGAATGTGTAAAAGAGCTCACAGATGAAGCTCAGAAGATAGGTTTATATTATGAGAATGTGAAAGGCAAAAAATCCTTTGATATTTACCAATATAAAGCCATTAGAATATGGACAGATCTTATAGGTGGCAGAGCTATCAATAAAGAAGAAGCAGTGCTTTGTTATGAATATATACAAGAAATAGCTAGGGGTTATAGGAAACTAGATTCAAAAGCTTGGTTAGAAATAGATCCAAGTTATCTAATGGATTTTGAGACACTACAGGTAGTGGGTGGTTTAGAGACGACTAAAAAGAAAGAGCCTTGGTATGATGCTTTTAATAGGAAATTTAGTGATCCCCAGAAAAGATACTTTTTTAAAATGGAGAAGTTAAATATTGATTTAAATACTAAGGCAAATATTATAATAGATACAATTCACCAGGTCAAAGGGGGTGAGGCTGAAAATGTGGTTTTATATGCAAAAACAAACTGGCCTTCGGACTTTGATGGTAAAAACTTAGATGCAAAATCAAATGAAGCAAGGGTTTGGTACACAGGCAGCACACGATCAAAAAAGAATTTGTTTCTACTTGGAACTACACACAAATATAGTTTCCCTTTAGCACAAATATATAATACTTACATGGAGAACTTAAATGAGTAATAAAACATTTTTCAAACAGGTTGGAGGATCTCATTATAAAAAAATGAGGATACAGCCATCAGTATTTATAAATAAAAATCTATTACCTTTTGCAGAAGGCAATGCCATTAAATATATCTGTAGACATAAACTTAAAGGTAAGAAGGAAGATATATTAAAAGCAATTCATTACTTGGAAATGATTTTAGAAAGGGATTACGAAATTGGAAACAAATAATTATTTATTAATTACATTTTTTGTAATTTTAGTTTGTATTTGGGCATCACTTTTAATAATAATTTCTTAACATGAGCCATCAATTAAATTTTATATTTCAAAAGGGTGATTGGACTACACCAAAATCTTTTCCGGATTTGTCTAACGAGAAATCTATAGCAATCGATTTAGAAACACGAGATCCAAATTTAAAAAGTTTAGGCTC